CCAGTAGTACGGGTCGTTCTCGCGTGAGAGCGTGGCACTCTTGAAATCGGTAGAAGCCGTAACGGTGTATTCCTTTACCGCATCGCCCATCTTGAGTGCCACGGAAGTGACGCCCTGCCAGTCGCCGTCCACAGCGGCACGGGTGGAAGAGGCTGCCAGCGGCGTTGCTTCTACGGACAGTCCGGTGGCACGGATGAATACAGGGTATTCACCTTCGGGCAGACGGTTATCGCCAGCAAGTTCGTCCTGCGTGCAGGCGGCAAGGGCGAACAGCAGTGCGGTGGCTGCGGGGATAAATAATCTATGTCTCATAATTCTTCATTCTAATCGATTAATTATTAACATCTTACAGGTCAGCACCCACATCTCCACCGTCTATATCGTTCCACTTTGCAATGGTGGCTTCGCTGACTTCAAGGACTTTGTTGCGTACCTTGACGGTATAGGTATAGTTGTTGCCCGCCTGCAGTGCGCCTTCGGGCATGGTGAGTGTGGCATGATATTCCTGACCTTTGTAATTCACAACCAACGGCAGGGATGCAACTGTCTGCGGGAAGAGGATGATCGATGAAGTGAGATTGCCGTCTGCCAGATTCATGGTCAGTTCTCCGGTCTGTAGTCCGTTGTCTGCGGTGGCAATACCGTCGGCCGTGTTGAACGTACCGGTGAGTAACAATCCGTCCAGCGTGTAACGTTCAGGCTTGACCACGCTGAAATTCACGCCGTCGCCCGCCTCGAAGGTAAGGGTTATCTGGCTCATGCGGTGGTGGAAGGAGTTGTCTTCACCGCCTTTGGCGGTTTTGTCGGTGAAGCTTACTACCGGGTTGTTTTTGTCTCCCGTGGCTCCTGAAGCAAAGAGGAAGTCGATGGCAGGCTGGTTTTGCTGCGCCGTGGCATCGGTCGTGGCTGTGAGGATGCCTCCCGCCGCGTTGTACGGATAGTAGGCGCGGAAAGTATGGGTCTTTGCATCTTCGATATAGATAACCTTTCCTTCTGCCTCAAATTTCCCGTTTTTCAGGATGAAAGGCACGTTGCCGTACTGGGAATCGTTGCCGATGTCGGTGATGCCGATACGGTCGCCGGCAGTCCAGGTGGTTCCGCTGGCGCGGGTGGCGGGGGCGATGTTGGCGGTAAACTGGGCGGCCACGGGGTCACCGTTCAGGTTCTCGTTGTCGTTGTTGCAGGCTACAAGTGCGAGGGCGAGCGCTGCAAGTGCAAAAAATCTTGTCTTCATTATATCTGTCATTTTATTAGTTAAATTCCATTTCAATAATTGCTGCACCTCAGCAAAATCAATGCAAGCTTTGCTTCTGTGTTCGGTTTGCTAATTATTTACAAATCGGCATTTACATCATCACCTTTCACTTCTTCCCAGCCGTTGATTTCGGCTTCGTCCACTTCCATGCCTTCGGGTGTCTCAACCAGCGTTCCGCCGAGGGTCAGCGATTTGCCCTTTCTTGTGTTGAACTCCTTGAGAGCTTCTGTGAGGTCGCTTTTCAGCGTGGTGGGGGTCGGGTTGCCGTCAGCATAGCGGATTTCACCCATCAGCAGTTGTTCCGTGCCGGTCACACCCAGCAGCCGCACCGTGGCTTTCCACTTGCCGGCATCGTCACCTTCGGTTATCTTGGTGAAGGGCAGCACGATGTTTGAAGCGGCTCCGTAGGTATCGGTAGCGAAATCGAGTGTTCTGGCTGCACCCGTCAGATGGGCAACAATCTCCGTGATGCGTCCGGCGGCATCACCCGTCGGTTTGACGACAAGCGTCAGTTCGCGTACCTGCTGCTTCATTGCGGCGGTCAGCGGATAGTCCTTGTCTTTCTCGATGCTCACCTGTTTCGTATAGGTGAAGAACCATCCAGGGGCATTGTTCACAAAGGCATCCGTGCCTGCCCGGTTTCCCGTGGCTGCGGCAATGGTGGCGGTGGTACCATTTACCGTGATTCCTTCAGCTGGGTTCCACACCGCAAGGGTGTAGCTGCCTGGAGCAAACAGATGGTCGGGGGCATGGGTGGCGGAAGTCTCCGTACCCGTATAGTCGCCCATGGTGACCGTCCACGTGGCAGGTATGTTGATACCCTCACCGCAGGCCGACCAGTCGGCTGTCACCGCAATTTTCCCATAGTCGGGATGCGGCGTGTCATAAAGCGTGTCCTTCACGCAGGAAGAGAGCAGCACGGCGGCTGCCATTCCCATCATATATATATATTGTCTTGCTTTCATACTCTATTCCTCCGTATTAGAATAACTTCCATACCAATGTCACACCGGCGTTGATGGGGCCACACCAATTTTTTGTCTCGTTGCCACAGCGCACGCGCACACCATCGATGACTTCATATTTTTCGAAATCGGCATTCAGGTAGCCCAAGCCGAGGTTGAAATCAAGAGTCAGTGCCTTGTTCAGCCGTAGCTGATAGCCGGTGGTGAGGCCGCCACCCATCAGGTCGCCTTGCTTGCCTGTTTCGGAGATCTTGTAGTTGAACTGTCCGGCCTTGAACATCGCCCCCAGATACCAGGCTTTCTTCTCACCCATGTAATAACGTATTTCCGGAGCCACTTCCCAGAGTGCATAGCGGCGGTCCTTGTCGCTCCACGTCCAAGAAGTCCATGAGCCGTTTACGGCAATGCCACACGACGGACAGATGCGCCATTCAAGTCCTAAATCGGGTGTCAGGGTAGCCCAGCGCAATAGGTTGGCACGCAGGGAGAGATGATAATCATTTGTGATTTTAGTTTCCGACGGCGTGCCGGCAAGTGTATTTTGTAGAGCAGCTTTCTCGGCTTCTGCCTTTTCAGCGGCAAGTCGGGCTTCTTCCGCCTTGCGCTGCTCTTCGGCACGCCGTTCCTGTTCGGCACGCGTCTCGGTTTCTAAGCGTTCGGCTTCTGCCCTGCGTCGCGCTTCCGCTTCCGCATCCATCGCGGCTGTTTCCTTTGCGGGTACCGTTAGGCGCACGATCACAAAATCACCCCCTGTCGCATGATTGTGGGTAATGAAGTTTTCTTCCTTGATTTTCGCGCGTGTAATCAGTTCTGATTTTACTCGATTGGCACGGATCTTCGCCGTTGCAAGGTTCTCAGCTTCACCGCCCAGCGAATTGCAGTAGCCGTCAACCAGTAGCGGCAACTTGCCGTCAAAAATTGTTGCTTTACTGTTTTCGATACATTCCAACAGGCGGGCAAGTTCAGTGTCATTGCCATTCCAAGGAACGTAGAACATGTCCTTCTGCGAAACGAAGCGGAAGGTGTAGGTCGTGTCTGTTTTCTGCTGCGCAATGACAGGAAAAGTTACCGTCATCAGCCACAGAAACAAGGTAAGAAAAGTGATTTTTCTGCTCATATAAACTTGCATTTATTATCTTTGTCCTCTCCAAAGATAATAAATGTCATTCAATGCCCAAAAGATTAGAAAAACTTTTGCTGTAAAATTTTATAAATAATGTCGTTTGAGCATCATTTTGTCGAATAAGGGGGGAGAAACGATGCGTGTCAAAGTTCGGTCGGTCTGAAAATATCTGATTGCTTTGGTTTTCAAAGCGTTAGAACGGGGTAGGAGTGAGCTGGGTGGAAAAACGAAGCGTTTACATCGCTTTACATCGAGCTTACATTTGAACCTTGTTTGAACGCCGTTCAAATGAATCTCTTTACATTAGGAGTGGAGTAGGGGAGAATTCAGGCAGTATGGTATTATTTCACTCCGATGCTTTGCCCAGGCCATACTTCCATATACAAAGATAACCAAATGGTGTAATTTATGCAAGTGGAGTAGGGGAGCGCTTCGCTTCTCTCCTATTTTTATTTATTAAAATTATTCCATATAGCTGATATTTGGTATATTTGCAGTGAAATAAATACTATATATCATGAGTAAAGTTATCCATGTACATTTGATTTTTGAGAAAAAGAACATCTACTTTGGTAGTATATCGGCCATTTTTGAAACTCTGACGGAGAAACAGGTCGGAATCACTAAGAGTAGTCTTTTACATGCTGGACTGGTTGATGACATTGCCAAATACACGAAACGTGCAATGATTATTCAGTCTCGCTTGATAACATGTACCAGAAAGGGATAAAATGCCTTAGAACGCAATTAAAAGCCGCAAAAGCGGCTTTTTTTGCCCTTATAAGTGTCAAACTATGATGGAAGGCTGTATTTATCCGTTTGAACGCTTTGAACGTCTTAAAAAGTGGAAAGGTTATTCACTTGCTTATTCATTTGGTTATTCATTTAAGCTATTACAAAAACGAAATGTTTTGATTGCTTATTCATTTGGTTATTCATTTTTGTGCCTATTTTGTTCTAATAAAACGGGGAAATATCTTTTTTTTATTTGGTATTCATCGGTTTTTATAATATTGTAGGGGGTAAATTGTATATAGATAATATTTATTTACTCCCCTGTATTTTTATATATTCTGCTGTAAAATAGTGATTTAACTGTTTTTACCTCCCTTTCCCCATAAAACACGTTTTAGATGGCATTGGCAACCGTAGAATCGCTTGCATCCGAAACACGCCCCGACTTGTCCTGTTTAAGTTGTGTAATTGTCTGTTTGAGCATCCCTATTTCCTCTGCCATTTCTCGAATGGTGGAGTCTTTTTCCCTTAAAACATCCAGAAGCTCCCTAAAATTATTGTTAGCTGTTTCTGGAGGAGCTGTTTCCGTTACTACTGGTGTAATTTTTTCGGCTTCTATATCTTTTAAAAGAAAGTCGTCGATTGATATTCTAAAAAACTTAGATATTTCACATAACAAACTCAATTTAGGTTCTGTATTACCCAGTTCATAGTTTGACATTGTACCTTTTTTGATGCCCAGAAACTCAAATTCATCTAATTTAAGTCCCCTACTCTCCCTTAGATATCTAAGATTCTTAGAAAAAACGCTCATAAATCTAAATTATTTGGATTAACACTTTGTTGTCTAAGAAACTTAGACTATATTTGCCACGTGATTAAAGTTTAAACACGCCCCAAAGCTACAAAAAAGGCTTGAGGTAACAATGAGAATTTAAAAAGAAGCAAAATGGAAGTAAAATTTAAAAAGGGACAAAGTGTGAGAATCACCAAGAGAAATGGTGAGATCATTGATGGTATAGTTCGTGACTGGGATTATAACATTTGTACGTTCGTGCGGGAATATAATATCGATTATATGAAAAATGGTCAGGTTTGGACTGTAATATGTGTTCCGGAGGATGCGATAAAGGAGCTTTAATAATTTTCTCGGGCAGTTAGTTCAGCTGGTAGAACAAACTAAACTCCTATAATGGAGAGGTTATGGTCCGCGGTTCGAATCCGCGACTGCCCACTACGATAATTTAAATATTAGATAGTATGAAAGAACGAATAGTTGTAGAATACGGTGAGGTGAATAAAATTGCCGAACTGATGGGCTGTACAAACGTGATGGTGAGTCATGCGCTTGCCTTCCGTAAGAACAGCAAACTGGCCCGTTCCATTCGTAAGCTCGCCATTGAGCGCGGTGGATCCAAAGTAGGTGGTAATCCTCAAAATACAAGTAGCCATGAAAAATGATTTGATGACATTGTTCAGCGACCAGCTGCACTGGTTTGCTCGTCTGAAACGAAAACAGCGCTTTTGCGTGCTTTACTTCTGTATGAGTTTCGGGATCCTGCTCTCTATTTTTTTTATTAATCCGCTGCTGGAACTTCTCGTAGTGTTGAATTTCGGGATCTCCGTGCGGCTGCTGAAGAAGCATGTCCCTTTGAATGATTTAGAGGATTGATAATCAAGCTGGGAGATGGAATACTTTGATAATATATTGTGTGTAACTTACAAAGAGTTGCTGGATATAATGCCCAAAGGCACTTTGAATAGCCAGCTGTCCCGAGAAAAACTGGATGTCGTTTCCCGTGGCGGTGGTGAAAATAATCCGGCTCTGTATGCCTATTCCTCCCTTCCCGAGAAATACAAGAAACGTTGGGTTGAGCGTCATGGCGAACCCGAGAAACAAATGAGACAGGAAATGATCCGTAACATAGTGAAGAAAGACGAGAAGGCCGAGAACTTTTTCGAGGATTACCGTTACGACAAGAACGGTGAGATGGTCGCTCTTCCCGAGGATGTGAAGAAGGAATACACCTGGAACGCTTCGGTGCTGAACGCGTTGATGGAAGAGTTCAAACGCTTGAGTTCATCCAATAACAAGCTGACCGGTTTCCGCCGTAACCTTTGGGAACTTCTGCTTGTCACGAGTGAGGAATGGCGTCCGGTGTACGGGCACAGTCTTCCGGGCAGTGTGGGGCGTTTGAAAGCCCTGATAAACAAGTTCCGTCCCGACAACTACGGTGTGCTTGTGAGCGGTAAATACGGCAACAGCAACACGCTGAAGATCGAGGAGGACGGCGGGCGTTACCTTGTAGCATTGAAACGCAGCCGCGTTCCGGTTTATACTGACATGGAGATCTTCGAGGAGTACAACCGTGTCGCTCCGGAACGTGGCTGGAAGCCCCTGAAGAGTCCCCGCAGCCTCCGCGAATGGTTCAACAGCCCGCGTGTCGAACCTCTGTGGTACGATGCCGTTTATGGGGAAATGAAGGCACACCAGCGTTATGACCGCAAGCACCGGACCATCCTTCCGGGCCGTCGTGACAGCCTCTGGTATGGCGACGGCACGAAGCTGAACCTCTACTATCGTGACGAGAACGGAAACAAGTGCACTACAAGCGTGTACGAGGTGGTGGATGCCTATAGTGAAGTCCTGCTCGGTTATTACATCAGCGACAACGAGGACTATATCGCCCAGTACCATGCTTTCCGCATGGCTATCCAGACGAGCCGGCACAAACCCTACGAGATCGTGTGCGACAACCAGGGCGGTCATAAGAAGAACGCGGCGCTGGGCCTTTTCTCGAAGATCAGCCGTATCCACCGCCCGACAGCTCCGTATAATGGCGAATCTAAGACGATTGAGAACATTTTCTACCGCTTCCAGAGCCAGGTATTGAAGAAACGTTTCGGTTTCACCGGGCAGAATATTACGGCAAAGAGAGATACAAGC